GCTTGAATCACAGCTGCGCTCAAAGGACCCAAGGGATGAAATCATTGCGGCTTTAATCATACGGCCAAAGGACGAGCTAGAATATGATAACGAAGACCCAGAACGCGAGGAGCGCATACTGAATCAGGTATACGAGGAGCAACTTCTTGATGTCCATTCAGTGATAGGGTCTATGATGCTCAATAGGGATTACACGCTGTTCACCAAGTTCTCTGGCGTAATTTATAACAAGGTTGAGCCATCAGAAGAAGAAGCCGAGGATGAGTCACAAAATAATGACGGAAAAATAGGAAATGAGGAGTTTAACAGCCAATGGTTCTGGTATAGAATCGTCAGAGAGCTCGCACAAGGCGATATAAGGCGATTTAACGACATTTATGACCTTAAGATGAGTGTAGTTATGGTAGAGCTTGCGTTCCTCGCTCAGAAGTCAATTTTAGAGAACGCTAGGATGCGAGCTGAGGAGGCCCGTCAGAAGGCACTCTATAGAAGGTAATTTGTAAATTTAAAAAAACAAAGTATGAACAACCTGCTTCAACTTTACGACATTACTAGCCAGTTCGCAGAGCGCCACCGTATGATTTCGGAGTTTGGCGTTCTTGGCTCTGAAGAAGAGATTGGTAGTGTTGAGTTTGAATATCGCAGTATGCAGTTGGTAGTTTCTAGCTCCAACATCTCTCGTGAGCTGAATAGACCTACTTTCCGGCTTAACTTCTCCCTTATCGTAATGGATAAGACTGTTGCTGGAGACCCTCGCGCTAGATTGCTTTCTACAGAAGAAAACATCTTTGTTATTGGTCAGTATCAAGATTACCTGCTACAGCAGGACAATGACGTGGAGTTTGAGGACATTGAGGTTGTCAGCATTGACGACTCAGACGATTACGTAATAACAGTCGCCTACTGCGACTTTGGTGTCAACTTCTCCCGCAAGGGTTATACCAATGCTATTGCATTGCCAGTAGCTCCAGCAATTACTGGAGTTCCCACAATCGCAGGGACCGTTGAAATAGGCGAGGTGCTTACCGCAACGGCGGCGTCAGCCACCGGAGTGCCTATTCCTGTTACTACTTGGCAGTGGCAGATTAGCGATGACGGAGAGACGGGATGGGCGAACGTCTCAGGTGAGACAGACAGCACATACACCATCTTAGAGGAAGATGCGACCAAATACCTTCGGGTTGTTCAAACAGAAACTAATAGCGAAGCAACGGATACGGAGTACAGCGCATCAACAGTGCAAGTACCAGAACCAGTTGTTGAGCCTTAACATATAAATTATGGCACGTAAAAAGAAAGTGGAAACCCCTCAAACAACCTCCGTAGAAGAGGTAGTTCCGCAACCTCAGGTTAAGAAAGCACAGGTTGAAAAGCAGTACCGTTGCATTGAGTGCGGTGGAGATGTTGAAAACAAGCGCTGCAAGCGCTGTGGTGGCGCACTTGTGCGTGAGGTATGATATCACGTCAGAAGCAGATATATGAGTTACGTAAGGCGGTTATTAGTGAGTTAGAGCTAAGGACCGTCAAAAAGCGTATGATTGCAACCCTTGAAAACAAGGGGCAGAGAAATACTGGAAACCTTCGCAAAGCGATAGAGAAAATACAGTACAACAAAGCTCTTAAGGTAACTAACACTGCTTTTGATGAAACGACTGGCGCTATGTATAAGGCTACAGTCACGTTTGACCTTAGCTTTGGCGAGGCCGGATATGCAAAGTTTCTAGATAACGTATACTATCCCGGTATACCGTATCAATCTCGTGGAAAGGGCATACAAAACCTTATTGACTGGATTAAGAATAAACCAAAGGCCACTTGGAGAACGAATTTTGATACATCTGACGACAGGAAGGTTCGTCGCCTTGCGCACAACATCTTCAAGGCTCAGATAGCTAGAGGAGGCGTAAAGAACAAGAGTAACTTCATAACCTTCAGCAGAAGCAATATCACGACAGCGATAAACAAGGGCGCTGAAAGGTTTGTAGATTATTTGAGCAGCGAACTCTACTTGGAAATTAAACGACAAATATTTGTAGGCAATGGCTTCAAATACTGAAAAGCTACGTCAAGAAGTCTTAAGCTACGCGAGTGAGATTAAAAAACTACGCGAAGAGCTTGAGAAGACAAAGAAGGGTACCGTTGAGTATGAAATAATTCAGAGGAAGCTTAACGCTACCCAAAGCTCTGGAAATAAGGTTGTTCAAAACTATATTAGCGCATTAGAGAAGCTAAATAAGAACGTACACATACAGAATGAAGCCTTTGAGAAAGGGGAAGAAGCCGTAAGTGAATATACCGAAGCTACTACAGAAGCTAAAAAGGGCGTTTTAAATCTAGCGTCAGGATTTGTAAAAACGATTGCGACTGTTGGTCGTTTCTTTATCGCATATCAAGCACTCAATCTTGTTATGAGCGGTCTAAAGGAGCTTGTTATTGGCTCCTTAAAAGAGTTTATTGCGCTTGAAGGCACTCTTGGAAAGGTAGCGGCTGTAACTGGCGCTAACTCTAAACAGATGAAAGTTCTTACTGACGCAATTCAAGATACATCCGTTCAAACGCGATTTACATCGGCAGAGATTGCAGAACTGGCAGTTTCTCTTGGAAAACTTGGTGCCACATCCGAAGAGATACCAAACCTTATAAAGCCAATCGCTGCGGCAGCTCAGGCTATTGGCGAGGACATTTCTTCTGTTGGTGAGGCCGTGCTTAAAGCAAACAACCAGTTTGGCATATCTTCGGAAAATAGTGCAATAACGGCAGCAGTCCTTACGGACGCCGTAACAAAGAGCGCCCTTTCATTGTCTTCTTTCAATACTGCTATGCAGTATGTTGGACCACTAGCCTCTCAGGTTGGCCTTCAGATTGACCAGACTTCTGGTTATATGAAGGTGCTTGCCGACAATGGATTTACAGCATCAAAGATTGGTACTGGATTGCGAAACATCTTTATTCAATTAAAGGAATCAGGTAAACCGCTTACTCAGACACTACGAGAACTAGCCGAAGAAAACACTAGTCTTACTGAAGCTGTTAAATTAGTTGGAGTTCGTTCTGCTGCTCAATTGATAACGCTTCTTAAAAACATTGACGCGCTTGAGGATTATACAACGGCTACGGAGGCCATTACACAGTCACTCAAAGCCGAGGCCGCACAGATGTCTACAACGGAGGCTCAGCTTGGTATGCTTGATACAGCATATAAAAACATTAAGATTTCTATTGGTGAGGCAATCAACTCAAATGAGTTTCTCATTGAGGTTCTTGGCTTGCTTGATGAGGAGTCGGAGAAGCTTGCCAGAACGAACATAGCGCTTAATAAGGTATTGTCTGACCCCAAAGGAGCTGAGATTTTTGAGCAAACCTTAAAGAGAGCATCCGAGAAAGGGCTCAATCCTATGATTGCCGCTATGGATGTATTGATACGTTCTGGAAATTCTGCCGACAATCAGTTTATTCTGTTCTTTAAAGACTTGACCAGTCAATTAAAGCTCTCAGAGAGAGACGCATTGAAAGTTGCAAAGGCTTTTTCGGAAAGCCAATCAAAAACAACGCAGGAGGAAATAAAAGATGAGCTCAATCTTCAGGTGGATGCCTTAAGAATACTTAATGATTTATTTAAAGAATATGGAGGAGTATTCTCAACCCTTGACGAGGGCTATTATGCAGTACAGGGGATAAGTGATGTTCTTGAAAATCAGTCCGCCGAGTTACGAAGAGCTAACCTAGAACAGTCCATTCGTGACGGTCTATATGGCGAATATGCTGAACGAATAAAAGATATTGCAAAAGCCGAAGGAGAGGGCTTGCTTGTTCAGGGGAAGATTGATAAGCTTCGTGGCGATATAGCAAAAAACAAAGAAAAAGACGTTCAAGCAGCAAAGGACCTTGAGGCGTCTATTAAGGAGCAATATGAGGAATATGGCAAATTAGAAGGAGGGATAGCTGCTGCGGGATTCAAGGCGCAGGAATACCTAGTCACTCAGGAAGCGCAATTAGCGAACCTAAAACTAAGAATCAACTCCTATGATAGCCTTGAGGACTCAATAAGAGACCTTGGAAGCCTTGAAGAAGAGAACAGGAAAGCTGCAATTAACCAATTAAAAGAAGAAGAGCAGGAAAGGATTGCCGCTCTTAAGTCACGTCTTGATGGAATAAACAAGGAGCGGGATGCTGTTCTTGCAGAACGTGATGTTGAGTTGCAAGCGGCAAAGGACATCTATGACCTTCGTGTTAAAAACGGAGTAGACCTTGCAGAAGCTCAAAAGAAATATGACGAGGATATTGCGGAAGCCAATAAAAAGGCATCTGACCAACTCCAAGTTCTTGGAAAATCAATCAATGGAGTATCTCAGGAGGCGACGCAATTCAGGAATGAATTAAAAGCTTCACTTCAGGCCCTTGGCATTGACGAGGCGCAAGCAGATAAGATTTCATATCAGATATATTCAAGCATTGTTATACCTGCTGGAGAAGCGGAGCAGGCAATTGTTGGGGTAATAAACGCACTTGACCCAACAGAGTTTGAAAAGCTCAACAGGATACTCAAGTTGTCTAGCATAGACTCAGATTCGTTTGCCAAAAACCTGAAAGAATTAAAGAAGGAGTTTGGTGAAAATGCTGAATATAGCAGAAAGTTTAAAAAGCGGCAAGAGGAACTAAAGGAGGCTTCTATTGCCAGCCTACAAGCATTGAGAGACCAGATTGAGGGCGACTCAGAGGCTGCTGAGATTTCGCGTGGAATCATTGACAAGCAGATTGAAGGTATCAAGGAAGGCGGTACGCAAATTAAAAGCTTCGGGGACATTGCCACAGAGGTATTTAAAGAGACCTTTGTTGACGCTGCAAAGACGGCTCTTAATGCTATTGGCGAGTTCAATCAGGTCGCGTATGACAATACTGTCAACCGTCTTGAGCAAGAGAAAGCGCGTATTCAAGAGCGTTCAGAGTTTGAGCAGGATATCATTAAGTCTCAGCTGCAATCACAGCTAATCTCTCAGGAGGAGTATGCTGCACGTCTTGAGCAGATTAAAAAGAAAGAGGTCCAGCGTCAGAATGCAGTTGATAAGAAAATATTTGAAGAAGACAAGAAGCGAGACAAGCAAGAGGCACTTACGAATTACCTGAGCGCACTTGCCCAAATTGTTCCTAAGTTGATTACGGAAGAGGGCGTTGTTGCGCCAACTAAGATTTTGATTCTCTCTGCAATCACAGGAGCCCTTGCCACTGTAGCATACAACTCTCAGGTATCTGCAATTGACAAACGACAATTTTTTCCAAAGAAGTTCGCAGAGGGTGGTATGGTTGAAGGACCTTCTCACGAGCAAGGCGGTATACCCTTTACCGTAAGGGGAGTTAGCGGCTACGAGATGGAGGGCGGTGAGTACATTATAAATAAGCGTTCAGCCGCTAAATACAAGAGCTTGCTTGACCAAATAAACGACTCAAGGCAAACACCTAAATACAAGTTTGCTACAGGTGGAATAGTTGGCGCCGTGGAAACCAGTGAGGCAAAACAAATTGAATTGCTTGAAGCCATCGCCGAGGCTACAACTGGAACAGCATTAAATACCGGACGCCCAGTGCGAGCTTTCGTATCTTCGTCAGACCTTCAGAATGACACTAACGCACGTAGAATCAAAGACAGAAACTCTAATATCTAATGGCAACATACTTCTATTCGTTTGACTCTTACCCAACCACGGACTTGTCTGTTTCTGGAAATATTGAGAGCTATACTGATGATTCAAGCGGTTCTGTAACTATCAGCACTGCTGAAGACTTCAATCTAAATGTCGCTGTTGTTGTTGGTGATGCCATTAAGCTCTATAGTTCAAGCGACACTTCCATTTTTGTTTATGGCATAGTAACAGGAAAGGTCGCAGTGATTCCAGGAGGATGGGCTATCAGTATGTCTTACGACAAGAACATTTACTCTGATGATATCAGCTCAATGACGAGCTTTTTGATTTACGCAAAAGACCTTACAGAGTCTGTTCAGCCGTATGATGAGTATATAACCGTAAACAGCGATGTGTCATATTCGTACCGAATTAACACGCGCGTTGAGACAGCCGCTTATTCTGAGCAGTATATTAGGTATAAGATTAAGACGTATCACGACTTGATATTGGACAGTACACGTAGATACTTTTTTGAGGACTTTAGCAACATCGCAACAGCGTCTAATACGATTATGATTGACGATTGCGGAGGACCAAATGGGGTCGCTTACAAGGTTTATATGCCTGAGACAACCTTTGAGTTGTTTAACAACAAGTTTCGCAAGGATATAACCTTTAGAATTGTAGCCTAATGAGCTATCGTGTAGTTATTGGCGGGAATAACGTTGACCTTTTCCCAGAGCAGGAGATTAACATCTCTTTGGATTATTACGACAATGAGGACCCGTCTCGTATAAAGATTCCGTTCTCTTTTGAGGATAAGTTTCCATACACGTCTCACAACAAGAGCGTACTGCAATACAACGCATCTAATGCGCTTGACATTGGAATAACCACTCGCTGGGACTATACCATTTACAACGGTACAGCAATCATCTCTAGCGGAAAGGCTAAGATTACGTCTGTTGTCGTAAATAGCTCAGAGCCTTACTTCAATATATCATTCACGGACAGGGCTGCCGACTTTGTTAATGACCTTAGAGACTTAACCTTTGCTGACGTATACAATGATACATTTTCTACTACGGTTCGCACACTTAAAACATACCTTGAGGCTAACACCGACTACAGTGGGCGTGATATTGAGATAC